TTGCAATTAGCCGCTAAAGGAAGTTGGAAGTTAGATGCAGCCGTTGCACTTAAACGTTTACCACCTATAATTGATACATCAATTGTGCCATTGAGCAAAAGAGCTTTTGGTGTCGTGTAAACTATATCAGCATCGATCATGCCATTAGTAGTTTGCGCGGCATACGTAAATACCTCTGTCTTCGTGCTAGCAACATAGTTAATGGCAGTTGGATCTTCAATACGTACATTTTTGATTTGCTTTCCTACATCAGTTAAGAGAACAAATCCCCATACCATACGAGGAGTTACATTAATATCCTCAGCATGACAATTACGAAGAATGATATTTCCAATATTCGTAGTAGCTTGTGTGCTATCACAGTACATGACAAACCCACTGCGATCAACATTAGGTGTAGCAACAGCACCATAATTAGGATTATAGACTGCAACATTATCACATATCACACTTGGACACTTATCAGCATCCCAGTTGCGCCAACTAACACCACGCCCAGTAGGACTATCAACATTGAAGTTGATTACTTTAATCTGGCCAAATATTTTATTTGTCTGTGCATCACCATTTACAAACCAAAGACCAGCATTATTTGTATCAGCACCATCATATACTGAAGAGCCCCCAATAATAGTGACATCGAAATGTTTATTAGATACTGTGCTAAAAGCTTGAGGTGTGATTTGAATACCTGCGCCATCATTATTGCTAGTATTTGTGCCAATCAAAACAACATTCTCCAAGAAACTATTAGCATTTGGTTCAATAGTGATGCCAGCCCATGGTCCATTAGGACTACCATTAGAGGCATCATAATTACCACCAATAACTTGCATTCCACGTGCACTAATAATGGACAACCCATTACGTCGACTATTATTAGTATTTACGTCTTGGAGAATCACATTAGTGCATGGGCCAGAACCTGTTTCATCACCAGTTACTGTGATACCATCTGTAACCATGTCATTAATAGTAAAGTTGCGGATAAGAATATTATCTGAACCATATAGATAGAATCCTGCTCCATTACCTTCAATAATGGCTCCAGTACGTGTACCATTAATTGTGGCCCCATTACCTTCAATGATAACATTAGTTTGATTGCTAGCAACAAAGCATGATGTTAATTCAAGATTGGCAATTGGTTGCAGATTGATAATTACACCTGGATCGAATTCGATGTATTGATTAGTTCCAAGAATCAAATTGTCAGTTATCTTGTAAGTGCCTTTATTCCAATAAAGTTTTGTTGAGTTGCCATCTTGCAAACGTGTCGCCGTAATAGCTTTTTGCAATGCTACAGTATCATCTGTGATGTTATCTCCAACGGCACCAAAATTCTTTACACTTACTAATTCATGTAATTTGTTTTGGACAGTAGTTATTACAGCACCAGTGCCAGATGGCATGTAACTAACACCATTAGCATCTGGACTAATACCAGTTGCTGCGGGAGCAGACCAAATCAAATTTTTAAGCTTATCACGTACTGTCATAGAAAAATCAGTACCAGATGCGTAGACTGTAGAAGGTGAGCCGCTCCGAATAAAATATCCACCACTTGTCCGAAGTGGTTGAGCTGCTGAGATAGTAAGAGCAGCATCCCAGTATACTGTAATTGGATTTGTCTCAGGATTTAGATCAGATACACCAATATAAACATAACCTGATTCCAATGGAATACCGGCTTTGTTCATAAATGGGATAAATGGACTTACAACAGACAATGAGCTCATTTTTTAATTCCTCAAAATTTATTGATCAGTGCATCTTGAATTCGTGTGCGCAATTTATGGTCTTTTATATTTTTTAGTAATATCTTCAACCCACTCATAATAGGTAGAGGTAAGCCAACTGAACTACTCATTGCCATATCCATGGCAGCAAGGAGAATACTAGCAGTATTTGAAGTATTGACTGAACCTGGTGGTGCAGTAAACATAACCTTGGCTAGGTCATTAATTGCACGAAGTTTTTCAGCACCTTTTTTACCGAATAGATAATCCAATTTACCTTCATTATCTAAGCGCTTAATAGCCTTGTCTAAGCCAAATGCTGAGATAACTTCATTTCCAGCTGAATCACGTGCAACATTCTTAGTGGCAGCATCTCGAATATCACGTAGAGCAGCACCTTGAATTTCTTTCCAAGCTTGTCTGCCATTTTCACCACTAGTTTGCAGAATTTTACGAGCAAAACTCATATCATCTAATGAACCACGATATAACACACGATCCGATACATCTTCTAATGCCACACGACGATCAGAAGTACCACGTTTGGTGTTCAATAAATCAGCAATAACTGCACGATTTTCGTATTGCTCAGCATATTGTGCACGCAATTTACGAGCGCGTTGATAAAGTTTTCCACCAGCTCCTTCAGTTGAAGCATCAATAGCCCGCTTAAGATCACCAGCAAATTTGATGTTAGTGGCATCTGATCCAGTTACCTTGTTGACAAATTTACGCAACTGCTCAGCATTTCCAAGTGTTATGTGTTTGCCAATAAGTTGACCATTAACATCGTCTCTAGGACCACCGAGACGAATAAGTTCCTGCTTAGCAGCACCAAGTACAGGTGCAGTTGACTCAGCTGAAGTTGATTCATTGAGCACATTAGCAATTTGTTGAGTCGATACTGGTTGAGCTGTCTCACCTGCTTTCTCAGCTTCTTTATAAGCAGCACGAATTTCAGTTTTATCACGAGCAGCTTTGTTACGAATAGCTCTATCCACAGCAATACCAGTAGCACGGTTATCAGGAGCTTGTGAACCTGTTTCATCAATCCATGCATCAAATGATTGCCGTACAGCTTTATTTTGCTGCTCCATGCGTTCTCGTATTGGTGCACCGAGTTCAGGATTCTTAGCTACTTCGCGCTCAAATTGTTGCTGAGCAAAGTCACGTGTAGCTTGGCCTTTGGTCAACTGAACAGGTACGGGTAGTTCTGAAGCAGCCATTTGGCGCATCATAGCTACATCAGTTCCAGCTGCGCCAATAGATGGCATAGTGCCAGGTGTAGGCATAGGCGTAGGCGTAGGCGTAGATGCTGCATCATGTAAACCAACTGCTTCCATAACACGACCAGGAACATTCTTGATAGCTTCAGCTGTCTTCATAGCACTAGACTGAACAGCTTCAGCAGCACGGCCTGCACCTGCAATAATAGGAGTAGTTGCCATGCGTGATATTGTATCAACTGCTGGTTTAGCTGTCTTAATGCCAGCTCCAAACATATTCATCTCAGCAGTTAGAGGTATGGCAGGAATCACTTGCTGAATAGCACTACCGATATTCTGCACATACTCACGCCCTACTTCAGTACGTGGAGTATAAGTCAGTGCCTGAGCACCTTCTGTAGCAGATTTTTCAACGAGATTCGCAGCTTCCTCAGTTCCAAAACTTCCATCTAGAATACTACTAGCAATTTGTTTACCTGCTCCTCCAATCATACCCAGCATTCCACCAGTAGCACCAGTAGCACTAGTCAAAGCAGCTTCACCAATACCAAGTAACTGATCACCAATATTAGGAGTTGGGTGTTGCCGTTTATAAAGATCTTGTTGTTGAAGTTGCTGAGCTGTTACATGTTCAGTTGGCGGCACCCAGTTAGGGCCATTAGGGATCATGTCAACATTAGAAGCAGGAATCTTAACAATACCAGCTTTGATGTCATTTTCAAGATCGATCTTCTCCTGATCAGTCATTTTACCAGTGCGATAGGCATCAGTAATCGCAAGTGGGAGCATTATTGGATCAGGTTTGCCAGTAGGTGATGTTGCTTGCTGGCCACTTAAAGATGCACCGCGTGGCAGTATAACCAAACCATCTTTAACGTCAGCTTCAAACTGTGTCTTCTCTTCAGGAGTCATTTGACCAGACTGGTAAGCTTGATAAATATTAGCAATTGCATTTGCATTTACAAGCATCTGACCTTCAGTCTGTGTAGACAAAGCACGTTGGAAGGTGCTCGATTTAGTAGGTAATTCAGTTTGTTGAACTTGCTGTTGGCCGCCAATGACGCGAGCTACATAAGACTGAGTACGTGGACCCCAATTGGCTCGATTTGTACCACCATGGTATTCAGCTACAGCAGTTGGAATATCGCCTTTATTGCGAGTCAATGAATCTACGAGCAGCAAACCAGCGACTTCAGCTGCATTATCAGGACTCAGATATGCATCGATGCCATATTTATCAATAGCGGCTTGACGTGTAGCAGGAATAATCTGAAATGGGGTACGTGCACCTGCCTTACTGATTTGATCAGCATTAGAATGCTCACCTTTAGTAATGATAGAAACTAGTAAACCTTTCGGTAAACCGATCTTAGTTTCAGTTTGTGCCGCCAGATTTGTCCAATATGGATCCTTAAAACTATTAGGCACATTAGTCATTATAGAATTCCTTATGGTTGAGCCCAACGCATATAACTACGGCTTTGAACTTGTTGTTGAGCCGCTTTGACTTGATTTTGATTAACCTTATTAGTGATATATTGACGAGCAAAGTTAATGAAAGTAGTACCTGCAGGTACATTTATTCCATCAATATTGATGTCAGTTTTTGGCTTCCCCAAATGGCCAACAGCATTTACCCATTCTGATTTAGCATTACTGGATACAGCTGTGTATTGGTTAAGTTTGGCCATACCGCGCAAAAATGATGCCATAACCTTAGCATCTGCAGTTTCAGGCAGAAAACCACTCATAGCCAGAGCTACATCTCTGTCAGATGCAGAACCAGGTGGCATCATTTTCATGACTTGACTATTACGAATCTGTGTATATTCATTACGCATCTGAGTCATAGCATCTTGTCTACCTGTTGCATTCTTCATCCATTCAGATGCTGTACCAAATACGCCATAACCACCACCTTCTTGATCTAAACGATTTGCTAAATCTAGTATCTGCTCTGCAGATTGATTAGCAGAGACAGATGATATAGTTGAATCATTAATAAGCTTTCTAGCATCACTATCAAGGTTCTTTGCTGGGTCATTTTTTATGTTGAGCTCATATAGCTTAAATTCAACTTCCTTCTTAAATTTATCACGGTCAAGTTCAAAACGCTTTGAGCGTTCCTCAATTTGACTATCTAAATTGCGAGTTTCAGTAGATTTATGTAAATTTTCTAGGAATAGACGATACGGAGTATTAGCAGCTTCATATTTCTTTTGAGCAGCTGTAGATTCTCCTTGAGCAACTTCACCAGGTAGCTTTGCTAAAGTAGCAAATGTAGTCTCAAATTTATCAGCCCCAAGAATTGAGGACAAGAAAAGTCCTGTAGATGTTTTAGCAGTTTCAGGACTTTGTTGAATTAATTTTGACAGTGTATCCATTACCTTGTAATCATCTTCTCGTCCTGAGTTTTTGAATGCAGTAGCTTGGTCTGCAGCTAATTGTGATGCGATTCCAAATTGACCTGCATTAAGTGCAGCGTATATTTGTGATGCTTGACTTAATCTACTTTGTTGCTGATCGGTATTAAGCATTGACCATGTATTTTTGAAATGTTCAGCTAATACTGGATATTTAGTTGTAATATTAGCAAAATCATGTGCTGTTGGGTTTGGATTCTGAGACAATTTAGCTAAGTCACTTTGCATTTGTTTTTGTTGTTCAAGAGCAAATTGTCTTTGTTGTAATTCTTGTTGTCGCGCAGCAGATTGATCAATAGCATTACTAAGATCAAGACCAGCAAAGATACCTTGTACGGCACCATCAAATGGTTTTTGCACATCAAGTATATAATTTAGAGGTTGCATGTTAGAACTTTCCTAGAAGTTTAAGTGTTCCAAGCATCGATGCAGTATTACCCAGACCACTCCACATATTTGCTTGGCCTTGTCCAGCAGCTAAAGCAGCACCTGCCTTTGCCGCTCCAGTTTGCTGCAGAGCGCTAATAATCTGATTAGATGCATTCTGGCCAGCATTACCAACACCTGCTGCAGCATTTTGACCAATACTTACCAAACCACCAAGATTCCCATATTGCTGTTGAATCAACTGATTTAGTAGTTGTGGACGAAACTGAGCCAATGCTCCTTGCAAATTACCCCCACGAAGACCACCAGTTGCTGCAGCATTTTGACGAAGTGAATTTTCTCCTTGTTGAATCAATGCTTGCATTTGTGGACTACCTGCAATTCCTGAAATAGCATTGCGTTGTGAATATTGACCATTTAATCCGAGCAAATCTTTTTGACCAATTAATGCTCCTACGCCAACGTCAGTGTACGGCTTCAAAAGTTCTTGAATAGCATCAAATTGACGCTGAGATTCAGCAATACTAGAATCACTAGCTTGTGTCTGCGCATTCGCAGCTGTACTAGCTGCTTTAGACTGTGCCTTGCTAGACAGAACTCCTGTAACTACTGAGCCAGCAACAATAGCTGTTGCAATTCCACTCATATCTGAGCTCCTTTAAGATAGATGTTAGATAAAGTAAGAGCTTGCCTATAATCAATAGTAACTTCTTCTCCTTGACTACCTCCAATACAACCAGCAATTCTTTGCGATGCATAAAGATATATATCATCTTCATGTTTTACGAATATAGCATTAGGGGTAGCAGAATGATTAGTATAACGACCGATAGGAGTTCTCATTCCATTTAATCTAGCAGGACCTATCAATTCTCCTGCATTAACTGGATAACTGAGAAATATTCCTCGTCCTTCTATCGTAGAAGATCTAACAGATACTTTGTCAAAGCCATTTGGCATTGGAATTTGATCATCTTCATTTTCAGATTGAATTCTGATAGTTGCTTCATCAAATCTTGATTGTGCAATTAAATTCTTGAAGTCTTGTCGATCAAAGTCATGACTCACAATTGAATTCAGTTTTTTAGCAGCATCACAAACTTGCCAGGTATTACTTTTGTCGAGCCACTTTGTTTCGAGTACATCAATATCTTTTTCATTATTTGGATTTGGATAAACATTTTGCCAAATACATGTTTCAAGAATTACACCTACTTTACGACCAGGTTTGCCAACTGAGATTATTGGAGCTTTCAAAATCTTTACACGACCATCTTCATCTAACATCGCAACAGAACCGGATAACATGATATTCATGTGGTCATATTTTTGTGTATGGCCAATTGCAAGAATACCAACTGGTAATGTGACTTCACGGATATAAATACCAGGCCCAAAGTGATGAACTACTGGACATTCAACTTGCGGCAGACTAAGCATATGAGACTCGAGTTCTAAAAGCTTAGTAGGTGTCAGAATAGTTTGTTCAACTAACATGATATATAGTCTATGTAATTTCGCGTCCTGTAGCACTGATAACCAAAGATGTAGCTGCATCAACTAATGTAGATATAAATCCTCCATCTTCAAGACTTTGCCCCACAAGTTCTGGGCATTGATATGTATCATTTGGTGCAATGGCTCGAGTTTTCAAAACAAGATTAGTATTATCAGCAACTCCACTACTTGGCACAAGATTGCAACTAAACAGAACATTGCCTGCACTGATATTTGTCACAGTAAACTTATCAATAAGTGTTTTACAATTAACAGCTGTGTATTGTGCAGTTTGGATATTTTCTACATGCTTACGTGGAATGATATTAAGAACTGTTACAGTCACAATTTTCTCCTAATTACCAAGATGGAATATAACGTGTAGTACCATTATCATTAATTCCAATCCACTTTGTTGGATTACCTGCAATTGGTGCTGTGTTAAGTGTGCCAACAGCAGCTCCAGCTCCATTAGTCAATGCTGAGCTAGTTTTCAACATCGTAGCTCCTCCTGTAACTGTCATAGTACCTGTCACAGCAAGACCAGTTGACGAAAACACTGCTTGATTAGAACCTGCCAATGATCTAATTCGTGTTGATAATGCATCAAAAGTTGCAAGACCAGCATTACTATGAGTTGATCCATATAATGTCAAAACTGGGTCTGATCCAACAGTAGTGCCTCCCATGAATCGTGTATATGCATTTTGCACAGCCATTCTAAATGCATTCACTGTGCCATATTGAATGACATCACCATTAACTTTCAGTGTTGTGAAACTTGCTGGAAGTGTTCCTCCATTTATCCATGCAGCAAGAGTTGATTTTAAGTTTGCCCATGTGAGTTTTTTCAATCCAAAAGATGCAGCACTATCAACTAATGGCATTTCATCTGCATCAACTGGAGTTGCTTTACTAGTTGCAGCATGCGTACTAACTGCACCACCCATTGAATTTATGGTGATTGCACCATCAGTATTGGCAATAGTTACATCAGTGCCTGGAGTTAGTGTTGCATTCTTCCATATCTTCAATGTGGCATCATAAATAACTATATTTCCAGCAATAGGGATCTTTGAAGATATATCAGTCAATTCAGATAAACTTAATTGCTGAATTGATGGCATAACAGCCAGTAACTCCAAACTTCGCGCAATGCGATTTAATGTATCAAGTGCTTGGTTTGATCGTTGAGTTGCATTTGATGCTTCAATAGATGTTTCAGTAATCAGCTGATTCAGAGTAGTAACATCAGATGGAATAGTACCACCAACTGATTTAAGAAGTTGCTCAAATACTCGAATAGCCCGAGTATTAAGTAAAAACTCTGATAGTTGATTACGAGTTAAATTAAGAGGTTTATTAGACATTGAGTCCCTCAATTTGTGCTTCTAAACGTGCTATAGTTAACTGTGAATCACTAGTTCCACGAAATTTCTGAGCACGCCAATGACGCATATGACCTTGTTGCAGCCATACTAATCTCTTTAATCTTTCACCTTGCATCCCAGTAGTACGTGATTTTTCTTGACTCCAAGTTCTACCATCAACTGTGTATGAAGTCCAGATAGTTGGATTGATTCCAAATGCTACGTTACCAGACAAACAAACTAATTCAAGTTCATGGAACATAGCACCACGACCTTCATTATACATAATGACTGTACCAAATTCCCATCCATTCAAGTCACCATAGTGAGATGAAATATCATTGACAAGGTACCCATGTTTGGATGATGTTGGGTCACCACACAACCATTTGTCATAACACCATACAAAGTTCTTAGCACGATATTGACTCAGACCAATGGTACTTGATGTCAATACAAACCAAACTGGCTCTTGAACAACTTGTGAAGCAGCACCATCATATACTAGAGTCTGATCCGGTAAATGTACGTATAGTAGTTGATGGCCATCCATTACACGCGTTTCAAGTATTGATAAAGCTAAATCTGCACTAGTATAACTAACTAAAATTTGATCAATTTCACGTGTAGAAATTTTAACAGTTGAACTATTACTACCAATCCAAATTGCTGGAGTTTCATTATGACCTGACCCAAGAAATGCAAGTGCTTCCATGAATATCGATGCTGTGAAGGTTCCAAGAACGCCTCGCATCATCTGAGCTCCTTCAATTCGCTCAAATGGAAATAAATCACCACCAACATTTTGGAAAACTTCAATTGTGTAACGATTGAGTACATAAATTTCATTACGCAACTTTATCAATCCTTTAATCGGATCCGGATCTACTTCAGAGCTACCATATTTAAGTGGATTTACTGATAGTGGATTATTTAGTTCAGTAATCACTACATGAATACCATCAGTTGTCATAAAATAACCATCAACCCATAGCATATCAATAACAGACCCAAGATCCTCATCTGTTACTTGTGTAAGTGATGTATTATCCCAATAAAATAAGTTCTCATTTGATGCCACAGCTAATCGATCGAATGAATAATCAAATGTAACTTGTCCGGATCCTCCAACTTCTCCTAAAGTTGTAACAGTTCCATCAGTTTCTATTAATACTAGCTTAGTGCCCATTACTCGATAGCATCGACCATTCCAATTAATTCCTCCTCTATCTATACCAGGGCCAGAACCAAATTGAACAATTCCTTCTGCTGGTCTCAAGTATCCTTGTGAAATACCTTGTTGCTTAGGTACAGGAATCATATTACGTGGATAAGAAGTCCGAAAATCAGATTCTTTATTTGTATAAATTCCATTAAGAATCGGAATTTGCATGATCAATAACCACCTTCACCTGGTTGAAAATGCATAATAGTAGTCGTTGAATCAGCTAGAAATGCAATGGTATCATGATCTAGTGGTTTTTCGATGATAAGTGTAGAACCTGCTGAACCTGTAACTGCGACAGGTGTTTCTTTGTTTGTACAAGTATATGTTTCATCTGAAGCTTTATAAGTTGCAAAATAACCAACAACTGAACCAACATTAACAACACGAATTGAATGATTACCAGCACCAATAGTAATACTTTGTGAAGTTATAGTAGCAGTAACTACGTAATTACTACCACGTGCTGGTGCAAATGGAATACATGCTGACATGATATTCTCCTAATTAATGATTAACCAACACGATACCAAGTC